GCAAGATCGGATCAAGCTGATGAAGAGTACTGGTGACGAACTGCTTGAGTGGCTGAAGGACGGTGCTATTTCCGACTCAAACTATCGGTTGCTGGCCAACGCATGGCAGCGAGCAAAGGAGAACAAGAGATGAACCCCGAATACGAAGCGCACGAACGCTTGTGCAAATCCATCGGAGACATGGCGAAGGAGAACGAGGCTCTTAAGCAGCACGTCACCCAACTCGAAAACCGTCTCCGCGCTCTGTGGGACAAGCTGGAGGGAGAACGGAAGTACTACAACGAACACATCCGCCAACTGGAACTAGCTGGCAACGCAATGTACGCATTCATCAACCCTCCATCTCCGAGCATGAGGACCATCCAAATGGACAACCTGTTGCAAGGATGGGACGACGCTAAGATTGGGAAGGGGGTGAAGCCGTGAGATTCAAGGAATGGTTGGGGTACATGAAAGAAGAACTGGAGTTCCACAAGCGACATCCAGAACTGTGGCTTGCACTTGTGATTGCTGGTTCGACTTACTTCATACTGAAGGAGGTAAATCGGTGAAACGCTACACCCACATCGTATTGCGACGAATGCCTCCTTTGAACGGATTCAGCATCAAGACTCCAGAAGGTAAGTTCCTGAGCGACATACGTCCACGCGGCATCGTGCGAGAACTCAATCGTCTCAACGACCGCATCAAAGAACTCGAAGCCAAGATCGCTGAACTCCACGACTTGGAGAAATGGTTGGAGGGAAGATGAAACTGCGACCGATCAAATGGGTGCTGTCACCTACCGACGACCACATGCTTTCCATGGAATGCACCGACATTGAGATCGTCGATGAAGGCGGCGGTGAGTACGTCGAGGTAAGTCAATCTGCTGATGGCCATGGTAAAGTCAGCATCAACCCAGAGGAATGGCCGATGATGCGTAAAGCCATCGACGACGCCATCAAGCAATGCAGGGATCTGAAACCATGACCATCGAAGAAATGAGAACCATCGACGCCACCAAAACGTACAAGGAGTTGGAGGAGGCCCGTGCCAGGATCGCGCACCTGGAGGCAGCACTTCGCAGTATCGCCAACCAAGACCATCGCGGCAACCGTTCGACCGAATCTCAGATCGCCTTCGAGGCGCTGAAACCATGACCACCCACTACAACCGCCTATCCAAACGCGCTGCCTGCGGACGTGCTAGCGCCCGAACCACCACCGACAAATCCAAGGTCACCTGCATCGCGTGCCGACGCACGGTGGCGTACTTCAAAAACCCATGACCTTCTCCCAATCCGGACAACTCCCACACCACCAATACTGCTTCGTCGATGCCTCGTTTATCTCCAGCCGCACCGGGTTTATCCCCTGCGTCTGGTTCGGGCTGGTCTCGATTCCCGGCAGGATGTGGGGCTGCACCATCATGCTTGAGTGCGGCGCGGTTTACCGGGCGGTGCCGCCTCACGCGCTAGCATTCGATCCACAGCCTGAACTCGACTGGCGCCCAGACCACGCCCAACGCTGGGACTGCTACGGTCGGGAGTTCAGCACGATCGAGTACACCTACCTCCGAGGTATGGAAGCCGTAGTGAAATGCTCTGACACATTCAAGTACGGCACTTACATCTTTACGGCCGTACCCATCGACGACGGCTTCAGCCGTTATCCCGAGCAAGCCAAGGAATTCATGTTTCTGCGTGGTCACAATGGACGCCTTATGATCCAACCCACTGACAGAGTCTTGTTTTCTGACCCCTCGTTCGTAGTCACGCCCGAGTGGCCGACGGATCTCAAAACCACCACCGAAATCTACAGCTGCGAATGAACCTCATCCAACTCATCAAACGATTCCTCGGGCTCGTAAAACCAATAGGCCGCCCCCGCATCCCGATCGAGAAGCGACTGGCAATCAAAGGCGCCCCGATGCACGTCACCGACGCTGAGCTAGCACGCATCCTCTCTGTCTCCTACGCAACCATCCACCGATACCGTCACAAAAATGGACACCAACCACGAGAACGACGAACTCTCCAGATTCAAAGCGATAGCCCGCCAGCTGCATGATCGACTCGGCTGCGGCTGCTTTCGTGAGCCATGCTGGACGTGCCAGCAGGTCTCCAGACGTTACCTCGCCATGACCCGTGAAGACGCCCGCATCATCGAAGCAATCCACCGGCATCCATCGGATTCACCTGTCCGGTAACCGGGTTGTCGTGATCGACACCAAGGATCTCAGCGACCGGTCCCGCAAGGATGTTATCGGCATCTGCGTGGCCAACTCTCAAGATCCGGACACGCTCCTGGCGAACCTCAAGAAAATCCCAGGCGTGCTATCAGCCCATTTCGGGTAACCGACGTGGCCGGGGTGGTTTACGTTTTTCCCATCCATCGGTCTGGTATCGGCTCATCTCTCTCCTGGTCTGGACGCCGGGAGGGAGAGCCCGCCCCAAAACAAAACCCCTGAGACCTCGCGATCCCAGGGGCTGTGACAACCTAACAACTACAAGCGGTGGTACCCTACTTCTTCTTGCCCACAACCGCAAGGGTTTTGATCACACGATCGGCCAGTTCCTTCGATGGCCTGAAGAACACCTTCGGTCTCGGCGGAATCGGGATCTCGACATCTGGGATCAGCGGGTTACGGCCGATCATCGGCTTCGTCCAACGCACCTGGAACTGACCGAAATCCGGCAGGTTCAGTTCACCCTTCAGGATCTCCTCAGCCATCAGTTCCATCACGCAGTCCACCACCTGCTTCGCGTGCGGAACCAACAGGCCGCACTCCTCGGACACCCGTCGTGCGATCTCAATTCGTTTCACTCTTCACCCCCATCTGCTGCTGGACCAGCTGTTCGATCGCACGCCGTGCGACCATGCCGGCGATCAGCGCGGCAGACGGCTCGGGCACGTTGCCATCCTCGGGGATGGGAGGCTGCACGTCGATCGACAGGTGAAACCCACCATCGGCGTCCGTGATCTCAATGGTCACCTTCCGGGTCATTCGACCCTCCTTCCCTGCACCCGGGCAACCTTCTGGCCCTGCCACGGCGGCGGGGTCTGCGAGGCGCGGTTGATCGAATCCACGATCGCCGGGTTGGTCACCGGCTGGATCAGTGGGGTCTTCACCGTTTGAGGGATCGTCGTGTTGCCACGCGGCCCATTCACCACGACGCCCTGAATCCGGACCACGCGCTTGGCGTTGATCTCCTTCATCTGGTCACTGCGCCGCTGGCGATCCTCATCGGTGATGGTCTTCGCTCGACCGCGACCGCGACGACCCAAGGCCGATGCGGCCTGACTGACTGCGGGAGGCACCAGCGGCGCCTCCTCGTTTGGTTGGTTCTCTGTTTCCATGTTAGATGATCCTCCAATCGTTCGACAGCATATCAGTCTGAGACGCCAGCCACCCAGTCAACACAGCGCGACGGCCGGCAGCGTTCGTCGTGTACATCCGGATGGATCCAAGGCACTCGATTTCTCCACCGTTCTCTTCAGCCAATGCCTTCAAGTGCGGCTCCTTGCACCACGCAGCTGGGACCAAAAAGGCAGGAAGAAGCCAAAGGTACATCCCTTTACCGTTCCAGCCGTTGCGTTGAATTTTCTTTCCCTGCTTGAGGGCCTCAAGCGCCTGCCCGAAGGTCAGGTTTTCCGTTTCGTATTCCATGTTTGTCTTCTTTCCGTTCCCGCGTTACTGGCGCGGAGAGGGTGGTCGGACACGCCGGCCACCGTGCTCCGAGTCACTTCGCTGCCGACACTCGCCTCCAATACGTGCCGCCCGATCGCTTCCACCCGTTCGGGCCATGGTGCCAGATCAGTGCGAGGTCCCGATCAGTTGCCGGACGGCCGATCCGCTTCGACCAATGGGTCAGATACAAGTCAGCCACCTTCGCTGCGACGACTCGGTTGGTCATCTCGGACCAGCGGTAATTCCCCTGGACGACTCGGTTCACGTCCTTCACGACACAGGGGCGCACCTGGAGAGCGCCGAGTTCGCCATGACGGCCGCGAGCCTGATCGTTCCCGCCGCTCTCAACGGCGATCAGCGCTGCCAATAGTTCGGCTTTCATAATCCGCTTACGGTAGCAGTGCCGCTGGCTCAACGGCAAGCGCGAGCATCTGAGTCATCACCTTGGACTGGCGACGGTCTTCCTCCCATTCCGAGACCTCATGGAGGTTGGACAGAACACGGGCGCGATTGAGATGCTGAATCTGGGCGATCGACTCATTCATCCCCGGCCGGATCCATGCGGCCAGATCATAGCTGTGCGATTTCTGAAGGTTCTTCAGCCCCGGCCGACAGATGAAACACCGTCCAGCCAGTAGCTGGTTCCACGAACCAAACCACCAGCCCGGGTTCTCACGCAGTGTGCCCATCTCATCAACCCACAGTTCAACATCGGGACCGTCGTGGCTACGGCTGGGGTTGAACACCTCCAGCATCTCCACCTTCAACAGGCTCTGGATCTCTCGGATGTCTTTGCCGACCTTCACCATCGTGGTCACTCGGGCAAACGGGTCCACGAACACGCCTTGGACAGTTCTCATTCGCCATCCTCCGGCAGGTGGTTCAGGTACGGCGGCTGGTATGTCGAGCAAGCGCACACGACCGCATCTGGGTAGGCAATCACAGCCTCTTCCAGCGTGTCGAAGTCATCCAACCAGCTACGGCGGCTCTGGCCAGACAGCACGCTGTCACGGTCGTAGGTGCCGTGCTCGTAGACAGTCCAGCGTTCGCTCTGGTACGTCGCTCCCCGGCCTCGTTCGATCGTTAGGTCACGCACGGGACACCTCCTTCATGTTCACCAACACGGCTCGCACGGCCGCACTGATTCTGATTCCCGGCACAGGCCAACGCGAATCACTCAGTCGCTTACCAACCAGATCCAGAAGATCATCGTAACAGCCCTCCGGAATAGCGCTTTCAGCCTCCAACTCAGCCACAGTCAGTGCAGCCAGCGAGATTCTGGTCATCGTGTTCACGCTGGCTCCTTCGACTCGATTCGCCAGACCAGCCGCAGCGAAGGCGGCATCGTATGCGTTGGGTCCCGTGCTCACAGCGCACCTCCCACGAAGAACTCCTCAGGCTTCCCGTTCATCGTTACGCCATCAGCCCACGTGAGCCCCCAGCAGCCCTTGGTCGATTGACACACGATCAGCCACTGACCAACAGAGTCGTGCACCACCCGATAGGCTTCAGTCTTCCAGTGGACGGTCTTCCCGCTCAAAACGGCTTCCTTGATGTCAGACAGGCTCGTCAGGCGTTTGGCACCTCCCCGGGCCGCCTTCAGCACCGCCTCAGCCCGATCAAACAGGTCCACAGGCATATCGTCCCCGCCGTCCGATTCCATCCACCACTGGAGGATTCCGTCCAACGCAGCCAACAACTCCGGCGCCGCTGCAATGAGTTTGTGGTTCTGCTCGCCAGTCAGGCGGGGCGTGATGCGTGCGACCTGCTTGCCAGTCGCGTCGTTAATGCGGTCGAACTCAATCGACCATGGTGCAGGGGAATGTATGGGTATCATAGTTTTGGTTCCAGCCGTCTGGCCAGAGAAGGCAGCCCCCGCAGAGGCGGCCGTGCTCTGATCAGATGCACATCTGCATCTCAAGCGCATTCACTGCCGAAGCCATCAGGTCACACACGTAGTCATTCTCCTCTGGATCCAGCACGTTCTGGTAGCCAGCGCACATCCCGATTGAATCAGCACGATGCCACCGGCCATCATCGCCACGGAACTCCGAGACGACCCACCAGCAGCCGTGCAGGTTGATGCTGTCCACGATCTCCTGCCGCTCCTCTGGCGTCTCAGGATTGCCAAAGACATCGAAGTAACTCTCCTGCTCAGGCTCAGCGCGAAGGCGAACGAACCCGTGTCGCTCAAGGTTTCGGAAGGTATCAATGATGCTCATATCAATCGACCTCCACCAATACGCAGTCCGCCGCTGGGAACGACCGGCAGCCGTCCAAGAACCGGACCAGCAGTCGATCGCCGTCGATACCCATAACCATTCCGGTCATGCCGTCTGGGCACGTCACGAAGTCGCCCAGACTCACAGGCCACCCCCGTTCTGACGTGCGAGGATTGCGCCCTCGTAGTCATGCTCGACAGCCGTCTGCCGCACTGGATAGGCGATGAACCGCTCACCCTTCCAAGCAGGACCGTAAACGGTCGAGCCTGACACTACGTAGCCAGCCTCACGTAGCTCCTGCTTGTTCTGGTCCGACAGGACCATGTCCTTCACTCGACCTGCATTCGACAGGTCCACACTGCGCTTGATTTCGTTGGTCGTCATAGTCGTTTGGATCAGCTGATCCGCAGAACCCCCTGCACGCAGGAGGCTCGCCGGGTCATCCGATAGGTCCGATCACTGCATCCACCAGCAGCCACACGATCAGGAACACGACGCCACTGCCAAGGATCAGGACGGCGGCATCACGCATCAGGCGCTTCACAGGCTCACCTCCTGCGCACTGAACACGACGGCCTCACCTTCGACTTCATACGACAGATAACCGGAGGCCAGTGCCTCCGCGATCGCGTTTGGAAGGCCGTATCCTTCGCGGAGGATCCGGACGGCCGCTGGTGCATCAGTCGGGAACATCGACTGCGCGAAACGGATGATTCCGGGGGTGTAGCACCAATCGGTGCTGCTGAGTCGGTAGGTGTTTTTCATGGTTGTTTCTCCAGCCGTTCTGGCCGGACCAGAAGCCGCCCCGAAGGACGGCCTCGGATCTGGTCAGAGGATCTCAGCCCGGACGTCATCGTGATAGCTGGTGATGCTTCGCGCTGCCGCCGTCATCTGTTCCAGCGCCTCGGCGTAAGTCTCGCAGTCTTCGACGAACTCCGCCCAGTCGTTGCTGTCGTAGCATTCGATGAATACCTGCCAGCCGTGCCCTTGCTCGTAGTTTTCGGAGGCGATCGCCTTCAGTTTGGCGATCCAATCTTGCTTGTTGCTCATGTTGTTTTTGTTGTTAGAACTGCGACCGAGCCGTCAAGATCCCATAAAGCGCTTTCCGTGTCAACACCTCATTCGCAGTTCTTCCAAAAAACCTCGGTAAACATTGGTTGAAATCGTGGTCGAAAAGTGTATGGCTGCGTCATGCCGTTGATGGAAAAGTCGTACCCAAACATGGACGGGAAGAGCCTGTCGAGGCGGGCGGGAAGGAGTGAGGTGGTTGTGAGTCTGGCAAGATCGACTCTACCCGGCCAGATGGTTCTCCGGCTGCGACGCACTGCGGAAGACATGGGTCAGATCGCTCAGGACCCAGAGGCACCTGCCAACGATCGGATCTCCGCCGCCAAGGCCATGGTCACCCTCCAAGACCAACTCATGGACCTGCTCGCAATCCCACGACGACCTGCCGCCGCTGGTAAAGGAAAAGCCTCCGCCCCACTCCTTGATGTATCACCGGTCGGACCTCCGCCTGACCTCGGCGCCTGATCCGGGTCTCACCTGACCTGCGGGTCCCATAATGGATTCCTTAGACGGCCGCACCGTCCCCACGGGGTGGGGTGGGTGGGGGCCGCGTTTGCAGCGATGTCATAACGGGACCCCCTCTCCAATACCTAGGCCATTTTCCAAACCGACATAGAACGCTTTATCAGAGGGGTAGTACAGGGGTGCCAGTGAGGGTATGCTCTGACCCTCACCCTGCGTTTTCGCCCTGATTCTTAGGCTTTTTTGTTCTACTGGTAGGGGGGTGTGAGGGTAAAGTACAACTTAATGGTTCCGCATTATCCAGTGGCCGTCCGCCGGCTCCGCCAGTCTCCGCCGCCGCCCCGCCGTCAATTTTAACGCGACCCTCGCCCCCCCCTACTTTTGTCATGACAAGCGTTCCAAAAAGCCTTAGGACCAAGGCAAAAACGGAGGGTGAGGGGGGAGGCTTACTTTCACTGGATTTCAAAATGACCCTCACCCTGTTTTCCGTTTTTCAGGCCCATACGGAGGCGTTCGATCCAGTTGGCGGAGTGATCGACCAGCGGACCTTGCCGTTCGATTTCGTCTTCTTGATGCGCTCTGAATCCTGCTCATGGAGCCGTGCGAGGTAGACTCCGCAGGCGGTATTGAAGCGGAAGAGGCGGTCGGCCTCGCGGGAATACTTGGAGTCACGTAAAGCGGTTTCCAGGTCCGAGGCGGTGCCTTTCCAGGTGAGGAACTCGTTCTCGAAGATCACGGTGTCGATAAGGCCGATGAGTTGGTGCTCTGGCGACAGCTGCATGAGTTCTTCGAGGATGGCCGGGTGCTGGTAGGCCTTGAGGCCGCAGCGGGGTTCGACGAGGTGGTCAGGCACGGTGAGGCCGTCGAGGTAGTGGGCGAAGGCGGAGAGTTCGGTGTCGAGGATGTCCTTGAGGATGGCGATTTCTTCGCCGGGCCAGGGGAGGGTTTGGCGGACGCAGCGGAGGATGATGAGCTTGTCCATCAGGGATGGGTCGAGGGGAGGGAGGACCTGGAGGTTCTCGGGCTCGTCGTTGAGGGAGATGGACATGGCCCAGATGGGGCGGAGGGTGATGGCTTGGCGGTTCTTGGGGTGACAGGACTGGTTCTGGGCGAAGAGCATGGATTTGATGTTGGAACCGAGGGTGCGCCGGGAGTGGATATCGCGGCCGGGGGCCTCGTCCTCGATGCAGAGGTGTTCGGAGGTGAAAAGGTCGCCGTTGAAGTCGGTGGCGCCAGACATGTAACGGTATGGCTTGGCGATGCGGCCGCCGAGGAGCCGGGTGATGACGGCGGACTGGACGAAGGACTTGCCGCACGCGGCGGGGCCGACGAGGGCGAGCGCCTGCGATGATCGCCAGGTGCCGGTCAGGACGGCTTGGCGACGGAGGGAGAGCCAGTAGATGAGGCGCCAGTACTGGTCGTCGTTCTGGTCAAGGAGGTTATGGAGGTAGGTCTGGAGGCGGGAACAGTCGCCGGGGGTAGCCGGGAGCGGTACGACGGAGCGGGTTACGAGGATGGTGCCGTAGAGGCCGGCGCGGTGACCTGCGAGTGGGCCGGCGTATTCGATCAGGGTATCGCGGGTGCGGCGGAGGAGTTCGCGGTCCACGTCGGAGGCGCCGGTTTGGTCCTTGGTGGGGGAGACGCCGGACTCGGTGAAGAGGGTCCGGACGCGCTCGCCGTTGATCTGGGCGTAATCGCCCCAGGCGTTGCGGGTCCACCACTGGCCGGAGTTCGGGTCGTAATGGAGGTCGTCGAGCGGGTTTTGAGATGCTGGCACCGGTTGAGCGGGAACCGGGCGTGGGAGATCGCCAGCAGCGTCGAGGAGGCCCTGGATGGAGATGTCAGGAGGGATGGGGTCAGCGAGGTCCCAGCCGTCGGGGAGGGAGGACGGGAGGGTGACGACGCGGGCGGCTGGCAGGCGGGCTTTCAGGTAGACCATGGCGTCCCGGCCGGGTTTGTCGTGGTCGGGCCACAGGATGATCGGGGTGGCGCGTGTCAGCAGGGGATCGAGGACCGCACGGCCGACACGCTTGGAGCCGCCCTGCCAGGTGATGACGACGTGGGACGGGAAGAGCTTGGAAGCGGCGACAGCGGTTTTCTCGCCCTCTACGATCAGGACGGGGTCGTTCGGGCGCCGGGTGAGGAGGTGGAGGTTAAAGAGGGGGACCGGGTCGGGGTTGGGCCAGCCCTTCCAGCGCCAGTGGCGGGGGTTGAGCGGGTCGGGAAGCTGGTTTTCGGGCGGGAGGAGCCGGAGGGGACGGACGTCCTTGGAGCCGTCGGGCAGGTCGAACCGGACGACGTAGGCATGGATAGTTCCGTCCGGGTTGTGGTAGGGCCAGGCGGCGGTGCCGTAGCGGTAGGGCTGGGAGGCGTCGTTGCGGTGGCCGTGCTTGAGGGGATCGAACGAGCGCTGGGTGGGCTGGTAATCGTCGCGGATGCCGAGGAATTGGCGAGCCCAGGCGGCTGCCCGGCCGATGGGGAGTGTCTGGTTCTGGGCGACGAGGGCCAGGAGATCGCCACCCTCACCAGCTGCGTGGTCGTACCAGAGGCCCTGCTTGGGGCCTTGGAGTTCGACGCACAGAGAGTCGCCGGCGTCGCCGAAGACGTTGCCGACGATCCACTGGGTGCCGATGCGGCGGCCAGCGGGGAGGAGTTGCGTGCAGAGTTCTTCAACGCGGACGGCGAGTGCGTCCGCGAGTTCGTGGAGTTCCATGGGTGCTTGTAGGGGGTTGTGAGGAGGTGTCAGTCCTCGGAGTTCAGGTCGTATTCGTTGGCCTCAAGGAGGGCCGTCTGGAGTTGTTCAGGTGTGGCTGGTTTGTCGCCGCAGAGCATACCGAGGCGCTCGTAGAAGCGGTAGGTGGCCTCGGGAGAGAGGTGTTTAGGGGCGGTCTGAGTGAGCGCCTGGGTGATGGTGTTGGCGCGGAGGGTTGGGTTGTTCACAGGTTGTCGGTGTCGGAGATTGAGCGGGCGATGATGGCGAGGCCGCCGGCGGCGTTGATCTGGTCGAGCCAGTTGATCTGATCGGGCCGGACCTTGCCGGTGGGGGTTTTGACTTCGATGGAGAGGAACTGGGCGATCGGCTTGCCGACCATGTCGGGTGTAACGGTCAGGGTGCGCCAGCCGATGAGGTCGCCGGACCCGGGAAACAGGCCCATACGGACATGGCGGGCGTCCATCAGGAAGACGCCTTCGGGATCGCGCAGGGCCTTGCCGACGTAGCCCTCGCCGACCTGGTTGCGGAACACGCGGACGTGGGGTTTGGAACCAGCGGCGCGGAGGATGAGAGCTTGGAGTTCGGATTCTGTCACAGGATGGAGGTAAGTAGACTGGTCTTGCGGGAGCGAGCTTTCCAGCGGAAGAAAGCCCATCCCGGTTTGTAGCCACGCCGTGCGGCAAGGGCACGGAAATCTTCCAGAGTCCGACACATTCCTTCCTCGCGGCGTTCGTCGCGCTTCTTGGCGATGTCCTCGATGGACAGGCGCTGAAGCTCGCCATCGACTTCGTCGATCTCACGAGGAGCGATCTCGCGTTCAGATCCGCACTGCGGGCAGGCGGTGCCGGCAAAGATTGCGAAGCACTTCGAACACTGCTTGGTTTCGACGGGCTTGGATTTGGCCTTGCGCTTCTCGCGCCCTTCGAGGTCCCAGTCGCGGTCCTGCTCGGCCAAGCCGTGACGCAGGCAGTTTCCTACGTGGTCGAGGATGACAGCGTGAGTCTTGCCGGGGTAGGGTCTGAGAGCGCGACCCAGCTGCTGCAAGTGCATGGACAACGAATGAGTGGGCCGAAGAAGAATAGCCGCGTTGACCGTGGGGAGATCGAACCCCTCGGAGATCAACTCGCAGCTGGTCAGAACCAGGATCCGGCCGGCCGTCAGGTCTTCCACGCGCTTCTTGCGGGTTTCCTGATCCAGCTGGCCGTCGATCGACGCTGCCGGGACGCCAGCGGCTTCAAACTGTGCCGCAACGTGCTGCGAGTGAGCGACGGAGATGCAGAAGGCCACCGCCCGCTGGTTTGGGCAAAAGCGCCGGTAGTGCGTTACCGCGTCGCCGGTTATTTTTGGGGTGTCGATTACCTCGGCCGCCTCACCGAGATTGTAATCGCCGGCGAGCTTCGAGACGCTTGAGAGATCCACAGCCTCCCGGGGAGCGTAGTAGACCGGCCGGGCAAGGAATCCGTTGTCGATGAGCCAGCCCACGGTAGGCCCCATGACCATGCGATCGAACACGGCACCGAGACCTTTGCCGTCGAGACGCTCTGGGGTCGCCGTGACGCCGATGAACTTGGCTTTCGGCCAGGTGGCGAACATCTCGATGTAGGACTTCGAGACCGCGTGATGCGCCTCGTCGATGATGACAAGGTCGGGTTCGGGGACTTTGTCGAACCGGCGGGCGAGCGTCTGGATCGAGGCGACCATGGCAGATTGTTGAGCCATGAATTTTCCGGACTGGATGAATCCGTGCGGCACGTTGACGCGCTTCAACGTGGCGCCGATCTGCTCAAGGATTTCCTTCCGATGCGCCACGATAATCACCCGGGATCCGCGTTGCAGGACCTGCGAGGTGATGTAACTGAAGAGGACCGTCTTGCCGGATCCAGTGGGGCTCACCGCCAGCGGCCGTTTGGCGCCAGACCCGAACGCAGAGCGGATATCCTGAGCAAGCTGGTTTTGGTAGGGGCGCAGTTCCATCGTGAGCCGCAGGCTGCGTTCTGCGGCTTGACGTGTCAAGCACAAGCTGCACACTCGCCGGCATGAGTAACACGATTCGAGTGAGCTACCGGTTGCCGATTGAGGTGGCCCAGATGCTGGAAGATGAGGCGATTCGAGCCCGCCGGACGAAAACTGCGGTGCTGATCATTGCGATCGAGGACCATGTCCTGCGGTGCGAGCATGATCGTGCGATCGAGTCCTCCAAGAAACGCGTTGACACTCGGAAGAGCCGCTAGCACGCTTCCCGCACGACGCATAGCCCGGTTTCGTCAACCGGGCGCGAACTGGGCGCGTTATTCCAGTTGGCCAAGAGCGCCGAAGGGCGTTCGCCGGTTCCACGGCTCGGACTCGCCACCGAGGTTGGATTGATGGTCTTAACAGACCTGCAATCTGCCTCGTTGTCTCGGAGGGGTAGGTGAAGTAAACCCCGAGGCAGGAGAGCCAATATGGCCAGTGGAAATGTAATCAGCTGTAAGCAGTTTGCTTCCTTCCTCGTCTCGCAGGAACCTGTGTACGACAAGGAAGTCCTCAAGGATATCCGCCCGTTTGACGGGATGATCGGATACTACAACACCGGATCGTTCGACGCGTATTCCGGCACCACCCATCGTTTCGACCGCTTCAACAGCGTGTTCCCGAACGTGACTGGCGCCTGGGAGAATCCGACCGGTGCGGCCTGTACCGGTCAGCCGTGCGACCCTACCGAGAACAAGATCGGTTGGGGCTGGAGCCGCAACGAATACTCGCTGGAGAAGCAGTCATGGGGTTCTGACATCCTGTGCTTCGACCAGATTATGACGAAGACGAAGGCCAAGGAGCACTTCCGTCAGATCATCGACGACGTTCTTCGCCCCGCGACGAACTGGATCACCACGTACTACCTCCAGCGCAAGGCTGCCGAACTCTCCAGTTCGCTGCTTGGCGGTAACGCCTTCGCGTGCGCCGCTGGTCTGCCTCCGATCAACTTCTCTTGGGTTGGCGCCGGCTACACCACGCTGCGTGTGACCGACAACGCTGCGGCCGCGATTACCGCTGCCTCGCTGGGTCGCTTGACCCCGGAGATCCTCCAGTCCCGCGTGACTCGGCAGTATTTTCTGGGCGCCATCCAGGCCGGCAAGGACGGATATGATTCCCTCCAGCTGCACACCGACAAGGATACCTTCCGGTATCTGTCGAAGACCAACGCTACCTTGTACGATGCTTGGCGCTTCGGCGTTTTCGCCCCGGCCGCCAAGGAGTTCTACAAGTACGGCTTCATGGGTTACGTCGGCGACTTCATGGTGAAGGTGCTCCAGTTCCCGCTGCGCTTCAACGCGACGGCGACCCCGGGCAACTACACGCTAGTGCTGCCGTACAAGAATGTGGCTGCCACCGAGGGCATCAAGTCTGTCTTCAACGAAGACTACGACAAGGCCCAGTACCAGATCAGCTACATCAACAATCCTCGCGCTCTGCGCGTGATGCCGTTCCGCCCCGAGGCCGTGAACCCGAATATGCCGTTCATGGTTCGGGATTACGGTGGGCGTTGGAAGTTCGCGACCAACGACTTGGGCGCGGACTGTGCGGGCAAGCCGATCGACAACAGTCGCGGCAACAAGGGCAAGTTCATTGCTGACTTCCAGTTGGCTGTGAAGCCCGAGCATCCGGAGTGGCTTGAGGCGATCTTCCACAAGGTTGATCGTGGATGCATCGAAATCATCCCGGTCTGCGAGGCCGACCCCGGCAATCCTGCTCAGAGCTACAACTCTGCGGATCCGGTTTGCGGTGTCACCGTGCAGTTCACGGCCGTTGCGAACGACGCTGGAAACTTCGTCATCGGAACGACCGGTATTCTGTGCGACGACAACATCGTCACCAATGCTGGCATCAGCGAAGCCACTCCGGCTGCGTTGGTCGCCGCTTTGCAGACGGTCTGGGACGCCGAGTTCGGCACCGCGTCTGGCACCTGGAGTGTTGTCTCTGGCAACGTGATCCAGCTGGCCGGCAGCGCGATCGGTACGACCACTGAGGTTGTGCCCTGCACGAACGTGACCCTAGAGTTCGCGATCTAAGCTACCACCAAACGGGGCTCTCCTTCGGGGGAGCCCCTGAGGTGCTGGCAGCCGCCCGGAGCGTCCGGGATGCTGGCAGCCTCTCACCAAGGAAAGGATTTTACGATGTACGGACAAATGATGGGTAAACGAAAGATGGACGGCATGGGCCGTATGGGCGCCGAAATCGAAGTTGTCGAGTTCACGCCCCCCAAGGAACTGCGCCTCGAAGGCGAGTCTGGCACTGCCATGGTTGACTGGCGCACCACGCCGCGTGGAACCATCGAGATCATCGGATTCGACGGCATCACGCTGGGTGAGTCCGGTCGTCAGGACGTTGAAGAGATGGAGGCCGAAGGTCCTGAGATGGAGATGGAAGACATGGAGGAGGAAGCCTGATATGCCAGCCCTAACTTCCCAGGAGATCGCCTCGCTCAGCGGGTGTTTCGACTGCCTGTCGCCGGGCATCAAGGACACCTACATGGTGACCTTGCTAAACCAGATTTTGGCTGCTGCACCAGGTGCGCCGTTAACCACGACCAGCCTGGGTGGGTTGCGGACTACTGGCGCGACGTCTGCCGCCAACTCGGCGCGGAAGAAATTCACGCTCCAGAACCAGAAGAACGAAGAGTTGTTTGTGAAGTTCGGAACCGGGGCCACTACTTCCGATTACCACATCGTGCTTCCGGCTCACAACACCGGTTCAAAGCACTCTGACGCTTTAATGCTGGACGGATACATCGGCGCCATCAGCGTCGCTGCAACCGCCGGCAATCCCTCGTACACGTTTGCTGAATTTGTCTGACCTATGCCTACCCCTGCAATTCAAACCCTAAGGACCGATGCGCAGCAGGTGCTGAACCTGGATTCCATCTCTGCCGTCCGGTCAGTCGTCGCCGCAACCTTGGCCAACGCCAACGCCGGCACGCCGCTCAACCCGAACCTGACCACACAACAGCTGTGGAACGAGTTCTACCAGATCATTACGCAGCCGAAGTCCGACATCGAGTCGATCATCGCAAACCAGCTGATGAAATTCCTGTACGCTCCGCCGGCGCCAGGTGGCGTGGGTGCGAATGGGCAGGTGATCTTCAATGATGGCGGGGTGCTAGCAGGGGATCCGCAGTTCCTGTGGAACAAGACCACCAACCTGTTGACGGTCACTGGCTCCGCCACCATCACCGGCGATCTGACGGTGGATACCTCGACGCTGAAGGTGGATTCGGCGAACAATCGGGTGGGTATTGGGACGGCGAGTCCGAGCGAGACTCTGCATATTTCTAAAGGAAGTGCTGCTACTTTTCTTCGTATCCAAGATTCCAGCAGTTCCAATTACATCGGAACAGACACTGGAAACTTTCGCGTATTAAACGCATCGGTGCAGGATTTGATTATTGCGACTCAAGCTGGCGTGTTCACCTTCGGCGACGGCGCAGGCGGCACTCGAATGACCCTGAACTCCACGGGGCTGGGCGTGGGGGTTACGCCGAGTGCGTGGGCATCGACGTACAAAGCAATCCAGATGGGAAGCACTGGTTGCATCAATTATCGTAACTTTACAAATGCTTTCGGGAATAACTACTACAACGATGGAACCAATGACGTTAAGATTGTCGGTGGTTTTGCGTTGAAGTACGAGCAGAACGCTTCTGCTCCGAGCCATTCATGGTGGCGTTCCACAACCGGAACCGGAACTGTGTCTTGGACTCAAGACATGACGCTCGACGCTCTGGGCAACTTACTTCTCGGTTTAGCTACTGCCGGAACCACCGCTGCTAAGACGATCCAGATTGCCAACGGAACCGCTCCGACTGCCAACGTGACTGGTGGCCAACTTTACGTCGAATCCGGTGCGCTGAAGTACCGTGGAAGCTCTGGCACTGTTACCACCATCGCAGCAGCCTAATTTAAACGACCATGATTACTATCAACTGGATCATCGAACGCCTTCTCGTTAAGCCGACCGAAGGCACTCACACCGATGTCGTCATCACCGCCGACTGGAGGTGCAACGGCTCGCAGGATAACTACAGCGGAACCTGCTACGGCAGTGCGTCGTTCGCGCCTCCTACGGAGGCCTTCACGCCTTACGAGGATCTGACCGAGCAGCAGGTGCTGGATTGGTGCTTTGCTTCTGGCGTCGATAAGACCGCCATCGAAGCGAACGTCTCCGCGCAGATCGAGAACCAGATCAACCCTCCGGTCATCGCTCCGCCGCTGCCGTGGTTGCCGGTTCCGCCGCCAGAGCCTCCCGCTCCTGATATGTCTACCCCAGAGTTGCCAGCTGCTTGACGCTGACATACGCTGACGCCGCATGAACGAAATCACGCTGACAATCAACCAAACCGAAGCTCAGAACCTCGTCCAGTTGATCGAGATCGCCATCCGTGCCGGCGGAAGCCAAAACGGTCGCGTCGGAATCCCGCTCCAGGACAAGATTCTATTGGCCGCATCCCAACCCGCCCCCGCCAATGCCGGAGGAGAGCCTACACAACCTTGAGGTACGTATCGTGAGACTGGAGACCATCATCGGTGATAAAGACGCTGGGATGGTCTCCGACATCCACGGAATCAAAGCCACCCTCGAAGGCCTCAAGCAGTTCCAATGGAAGCTGTTTGGTGGCCTCGGGGTTTTGGTTGTGCTGGCACAACTCATTGGTAGGATCGGACTGAAATGAACGACTCCATCAAATCCATCGTCCGCCACGGACTCTCGTTCGGTGGCGGGTTCCTTGTTGCCAAGGGCCTCGTCACCGTTGACCAGGCCAACGAATTGGCAGGTGCCGTGATCACCCTTCTCGGCGTCGGCTGGTCCGTCTGGAAGAACCGCAAGGCCGCGACTCCGCCGGCTCCTTGAACTGGATCTACCAACTGGTGAAGGCGTTCCTGGACTGGATCCGTGAAACGCCTGCGCCGACAGTCCAAGACGGAAATGCACCCAAAGCTCTTAAGTCTGATCTGGCTGATCGCATTGCCCATCTTCCTGGGCTGCCAGACCAAGGTGATCCTGGTCCCAAGCGGTGACCCGGTGATGCTAGCAGAGCCCGTCCGCGCTCGCGTGTACGCGTTCGACAAGGACGGAAAGCTCTCAGGCCCGGATAAGGTTACCCTTCCAGCTGGGTGGTACGTGCTGCCCAAAGCCAAATGATCACGTACCGAGGCCAGAAGTTCGCCGGCTACAACAAGCCCAAGTCAACCCCGGGCGCGTCCAAGAAGTCTGCCGTGCTGGCCAAGGAAGACGGCAAGGTCGCTCTCGTGCGCTTCGGCGACCCCAAAATGCCGATCAAGAAGCACATCCCGAAGAACCGGAAGAGCTTCCGTGCGCGGCACGGTTGCGATACCCCAGGAACGAAGCTGTCGGCCAAGTACTGGTCCTGCCGCGCATGGTGACTCTATGCAAACGAAATACGCCAAACTGGTCCGCAAGCTGAAGAATCAAGGTGCGGATGATCCTCGCGCTCTCGCGGCATCCATCGGCAGAAAAAAGCTCGGCGCGGAAGAGTTCCAACGCCGAGCCGCTGCTGGTAGGCGCAAGGCCGCCCGTTAGTACGCTGAGGGCAGTTCGTCGATCGCGTCCTCCGCGTTCTTTGGCGACACCCGGGTAGCGGTCGAGGTGCCTTCGCCCTGGCCGGGTTCAGACGACCGGACCTTGCCGACCTTCTTTTCAAGTTCGGCCACCTTCTGCTGGAGGCGGATCACCCGTAGGCGCTCGCGCCCGTAGGCCCGCGCCCGCAGAGCAACCTGGGCCTGAGCCTTCGTGATGAGGTCAACCTTGTCGTCGTAGCCCATGTCGGCGTCGATGCCCTCGCCCTTGAGTGCGATACGGACCAGGCGGTCGCTTTCGTCCAGGAGCTTGTTGCCTTCTTCGTCGCTGTCGTCACGGCCGAACAACTGAGTGTGAGTTTTCTCGTAGTCGGCAAACTGCGATTCAAACAATTCCCGCGAGCGCGTCTGGCGACTCTCCAGCTGCTTCTTTGATTCGACCTCGCGCTGGGCACCCTTCTCCTTCCATTCGGTGATGGACTTGTCCCGCGCCTGGGTCAACTCGATGAGCCGGCGGCGGTGCGCCATGATCTCGGGCGCTGCCGGGCCAAACGTCTCCTGAGCAATGATAGCCGCCTTGGCCACCGGCACGTTCAAGAGCACCATGATGTCCTGGTGATTGGCGTCGCGCTCAGTGCCGTCTTCATCGGTGACGCGGATACCTTCGATATCCCCCAGGGCCGTCTGCCAGGCATCACGCAGGGGCGTCTCGTACTTCTGCTTGTAATCGCTGGAACGCGTGTAGTTCAGGTAGCGGACCTCGGTATCGAGTTCCTCGGCGTTCTTGCGGATCGCATCCATCTCCGCCTTGAGAGACTTCGTGGCTTCCTCAACCTCCTTACGGGTGCCGTCAGCCTTGGCGCGCTCAAGCTCCTGGATCTTGGAGGCCAGATCGTCGCGCTCCTTCTTGGTCATCTCGTACTGCTCGCGAAACTGCTTCAACGAGGCAGGCTCATTCTTCGGGGCCGGATCCGGCGTTTTGGCAGGTGCAGCAACCTCGGTCTTGGGGGAGACCAACTTGTCGAGGTTGAACAGGTCTTCGTTCTTCTGAGGGGCAGCCGGTGTGACCGCCTGCGGTTCTGGCGTGGCGACCGGTTCTGGCGTTTGTGGCGCGACAGGAGCGGCAGGCGCCGGCGACCCCATCGGGTTTTCAAGCGCGTTGCCTTCGAGCGCGTCGATGCCGGCGAAGGCTTCAGTGTAATCTGCGCCCCGTTCAGTTGGCGCGTCAGGTGATAGCAGCAAGTTCATTCAAGGTTCTGTTTTACGGTCGGTTTTTCTCTCTGCGTGGTCACCAACCCATGAAGCTCCTCGATCAACGCCTTGGCGCCCTGCCGGCGGCAGTTAGCGTTCCAGCCGTGTTGAGGGTTTTCGGATGTTGGCAGGTTCCAGCAGAGATTGTTGAAGGCAGCCAACAGCGCGGCTTGGAAGTTGGCGTTGTCCAGTAGGCGCTCAAGCTCCATCACGCGATCCTTGTCACGCTGAAACTCTTGCTTGGGGGTTTGAATCATTGGTTGAGGATGTTTGCCTGAGTCTTGAGATCCATGGCCGCGATGTCCGCCCGAGTCATGGCGCCCTTACGCTGGGCCTCGGCGATCGTGCTGGCATTCTTGCGTTGCTGGTCCTGATCGAAGGCGACCTGCTTCTGGATGCGCTTCTGCTCGGCGTTCGCAGCGGCGATCTCGGACTTCGACTGCGCGGTGATGAGCATCGCTTGGACCTTGGCCGCCGTCTGGGCGTCCATACCGTTGCCAGCTGCGCCGGCTTCGGCCTGAGCCTGAGCCTGCTCCTGGAGACGCTGCACGTAGCCCTTGATGTAGTTTGATGCCTGGCCGATTCCGTCCATGTAGATCTTGATGTTCTGCTCCTGACCCGGGTCCTGAGAGATCAGCTGGATCTGCTCTTGGATGTGCTGGATCACGTTCGCCAAGCCCATCACACGCTCCATGGTCGTCATGCCGCCGGCCTGCTCGATCTTGCCGATCGACGCCCCGAGCATTTGCAGGAGCGTCTGGATGTACTCGGGCCGGTTGATCGCGCTGGCGATAACCACTGGCTGACCGTCGATGAGTGTGCCCCAAGCCAGCGTAGCGCGCTCGACGGCCGGGGAGACCGGCTTGTTGTCCACCGGTGCCAGCCGGTTCGCCAGGAGGGGATCGTCGGTGTTGGCCTCGACGTACATGTGAACCACCTCGGCCTGGGAATCCGGTGCCAGCAGCGGCCGGATAGCCATGAGGCGATCGGCTTGGGCGATCTCAAGCATCTTGTTGCCGGAGCCCATAACGCGCTCAGGTATGATGTCCCAGCTGTCCAGGTTGTTCCAGACGGATGGGTCAACGCCTTCGACCTCGCACTTCCGGCGAAACTGAACGCAGTCGGGATGATCAATCGTGCAGAACCGGCGAGCGATCTCGCGGTACTGGAAGGTCTGCTGGGTGTAGGCGCGGGTCAGCATCGAGCCCATCAGCGCGTTGGCGTTGTTCACGCGGGCCATCACCTCGGTCGCTGTCAGTTCCTTCGAGGAACCGTCGTTGACGTCCTGCGTGTAGGCCGCGCTGGATTCGGCCATGATCTGCCGGTGCATAGTCATGGCCCCCGACAGCATCGTGTAATCCACGACGTGGCGCTCAGACTGCGGAACCCATGAGAGCCCCTCGGGAATCACGCCCATGTTGAACAGGTCGATCTTCTCCATCCGCTCAGCGTCACCCTCGGCGACGTTGCGGAAGAGCCAGAGCATCTGCTCGAACACAGAGTCCGTGAATTTGCAGCGTAGCCGGTTCTGGAGGTGGCAGACCGCGTAAAGCAGGTATCCCAGTGAACGCACCGAGTGCCAGCGGAACGGCGGCACGACAGCGCCGTCGGCAAACTGGACGTGCATCAATTCAAAGATATCACGGCCGTAGCACCGGTCGCCGGCATCGAAGAGCCACTGGCCGGCGGTCTGCATATTGCCGATGCCGCTGTTGTACTGGTCCACGATGATCCGGCGGCGCCAGGAGGGGTCGTCGCTGGTCGTGTCCAGGAAGTAGAAATCGTAGCAGCGCAGCACCGGCGTCGCGTCGGAACCCCAGTAGCCAGAGTTCTCCTTGAAATCTTCCTCAACCTTCTCGGGGAAGTATTGGCCGGACCAATCGTTCACCTGGAGACTGGTCGCCTCGTTCTGGATCATGTTGGCCAGCAACTGGTTCACGAGCTTCAGATTCCAGCCGGGGTCCACGTTCTCGCCCCGGGTCATTCGGATGAGGTCCGCTGCCGTGAAGGACGTGTAGATCGCGAAGTGCGACAGGTTCTCCATCGTGGTCAGCGTGTTTGTCGGGACCAGAATGTCCTCGGTGCCGCGAGCCGATGGGCACCAGTCGCGATCACGAAGCCAGGTGACGGGGCCGATACCGTGAAGCACGGTGGCCGCAAACTGAGACTCCAAGACCGTGGAGTATTTCGGAGACCGCTTCATTATGCGATTCAGCTGCTTCGTGATGATGTTGCCCCACTGGGTGCGCTTGTCGCGGGGGCCGATATCGAGACCAACCGAGAAGTAATTCTGCGGTTTCAGGAACGCGTTGGTGAACTGCTGGCGGGAGGCATGGATGATCCGGGTGCCTTCCAGGAAGTTCACGTTGGTCTGGATGCGGTTGTCCCGAGCCTCCTCATCGCTGTAGGGAGGGTTGCCGTTGAACGTCGCGTTGATGCGGGCGCGGTTGCGAGATCGAGGCTGTTCTGCCTCAAGCATGGCGCTCACCACATTCCAGACTTTACTCGGTTCTTTGAAACTCATATTGACCTCAGATTGCTTTCCGTTCGTGCGAAATCCAGCATTTATCAGGCATTTCCGTGTCTCCAAGGTAGTTGAGCGGCACCCATACTTTGAGCTTCAGGTAGCAGCCACAGACGTCACAGGTGCCCGCAAGGCCCTCGCCGTGTAGAAACATGGCCATATCGTTGCGAGCTTGCTCCTGCTCCAGAATGACCTCGGCAACGGTCTTGGTAATCGACCGCGCATCCGTGGGTTTGTTGTGCAGGCAGCGGTTGCAGGTATCAATGCGGTCCTGCGCCTTCTGGCGATCGACAGGCGTGCCACCCTCACCCAGCCATTCTGCCAGGATCCGCGCTCCCTGAGCCGTCTGGCGCAATTTAGCGGCCGCACGAGCGACAGCCTGAAGTCCTTGGTTGTACATTCGTCGTGTGGGATGGAGTGGCCGCCATTTGGGGGAACCGCGCCCGAGTGTAAGCCTCCAGGTCAGAGATTGCCTGGTCGATTGTGGACGGAATGCTGTTCGCAACCCGATGCTGGTGAATCAGGTTGGCCATTTCGTAGAAACCGTAGTTTATGACATCCTTCGGGCTCCAGTTGGTCTTGGGCTCGTAGAATTGCCACCCGCCCGGAGGAAACGTCAGTCGGTTCATGGGTGAGGTTTAGAACGGCAGGTCGTCCGCGTCCAGATCAGGCTTCGGGGCAGCAGCGGTCGGTGCAGTCTCACGTCGCGGGGCTGGCGCGGCACCTTCATCGCGTCCCTTCAGGAACTGGAAGGTCTCGATCATAATTCGAGTGGTAGAGCGCTTCTCGCCGGTCTTCTTGTCGTCCCACTCTTCACGGGTCAGGCGCCCCTCAACCATCAGCGGGTGACCCTTTTTGACGTACTGAGCGATCGTTTCAGCCTGCTTCCCGAACGCCTTGCACTCAGCAAAGTAAACATCCTCCTTCTCCTCGCCGGATTCAGTCTTCCAGCGGCGATTCACCGCCAAGCTCAGGTTGCAGACCGCCGTCCCCTTCGGGAGGTACTTGAGTTCGATGTCTCGGGTGAGGTTGCCGATCAGGATGACTTTGTTGAATGAGGCCACAAGGTTATGAATAGGTTAGCGAATGTTCAGACGCCATCGTGCGCCGCTTGTCTGACAGACGTGTCAGCCACTTTGGTGTCTGTCGCTTGACAATACCAACCCCCTGACCGCCTGCAATCTCAAAACCGTTTCGGCGCGCCATTTCGAGTGCGACCACGAACGAATCCCAGAGGTCAGGCGACCGGCCCATGCGCTCCTTGGTCTTGTTCTTGGGCTCAACGTCGATCAACCCGGTGCGGGCGATACCCCACTCGCGCATCGCGCCTTCCTCGGCCACTTCGCGGGGCAGTTTCCGCAGCTGCTTGGATTCGATCAACAGGCGCGACGAATACCACAACGCGGTGACCATCTTGCCGTAGGCCTCTCGTTCAGTCTTGGGATCTCCCTTTCGCACCGGGCGCTCGCTTGGCCGGCCACCGAACTCGATCGGAACAACCTCGGGGGACCACAACCGAGCAAACGCAGACATGAGCGTGCCGCGCCCTGTGGAGTCAAACCCAACACGCTCCGGTGAGATATTGCGCTGCTTGCAGTACAGCAAGACGTACTCGGCAATCTGCTCTTCGGCCTGCTGCGCCTTGACTGCGGTAACCGGGATAACAATCGGTGCCTCACTGAATGCTAGCACGATGCGCCCCGATGAATCCGGCCCGAACGTAAGGTCCGTCATTACGCAGCGATCGCCGCCGACGCCCGAGTACGCAGCGTCGATGCCGATGATTCTTGTCAGCTTGTCGGCACGTTCCCAGATTGGTTCGTCGAACGCCTGGTTCTGCTCGCACAAGGACATCGTGACCACGCGCCTGGTGCCGCCGTCCCGGGGCAGCACGCCAAGGTTCATCATCGAGAACTGCAACGAGTCGCGGCCGTAGTAATCGAGATCCGCCTGAATCTGCTCCGGCGTGATGATGCCCTTGTACGGGTTGGTGCCCTTGGGAAACTTCGCATTCGGCGTGTCGTACCCACACAGCTGGACCGCCACACCGCCGGGCGCCCGCGTTCTCCAGGTGCGAGTCTTTTCGAGGTACTCAAGCCCCTCCCAGCCACCGATGGTAGGGTGCGGCTCGCAGACCACGCCTAGCGCGTCGTTGCGGTCTTTCGGGTTACCCATCGCGATCAGCTTGAACACCGGGTTCTTGCGGAGGTTGGCGACTGAATCCAGAAAGCCGCGCCCCATCAGCGACGCTTCATCCGCGATCAACATGACGCGGTCGTTCTTCAAGCCGACGTAGTTCGACAGACCCACGAACGTACCGCCGACCTTGCACGCAACACCGATGATGCCATCACGGAAGTCTTGCGCCTCGGCATCTTCATCCGAACTGGTCAGGATGAATCGGCTTTCAATCACGCGCCCCGGAAGCCACTCACGCTTCGCCTTGGCCTTGTTATGAAGCTCCTTGATCGAGCCCCAGATTCGCAGCTGGAGACCCTCACGCGTCGTTGACGACATGATGATCGAGGTGCCGGTTGGGTAGATGTAGAACGTGCAGAGTCCGAACGCTGCTGAATTGTATGTCTTGCCAGATGACCCCGGACCCATGATGCCGACCTCCTGGTTCTCGACGAATGTCTGGATCAGGAGATCAGACCAGTCGTGCCAGTCGAAGTGCGGCCAGAGCGCAGTCATGGCTTCGCGGAAGTGGTAGTATTTGCCGCGCCCGTACTTTACGCCTCCGTTTTGGATGTAGCCGCCGCGACGCACCATCTCAGCCTCGATCAGGAAACGGTCTTTTGTACGCCACGGTATAGACAAGTAATCGGGGCTTTCATTCATCTTGCGGGAATGATGGGTTGGCCTTTCAATGGCTTCAAGCGTCATGGTCGCCGAAAAAAATCGCATCGTTGATGGCCTCCTCACCGCTGAAGGCGGGGTGGATAGCGGTTTTTCGCCGTCATTGATTCAGCCGAACCAGCTGGCCTGGGCGGTCAACACGACGGTGCGCGGCGGGTTTCCCAAGGCGCGGCCGGGAATCTGGGTGAAGAATCTCACCTTCGATGATCCAGAGGCGCTACTCAACAACGGCTACTACAACGCCGCTGTAGAATCCGCGTTTAAGACGGGTTATTTCCAAGGCTGCGGATCCTACACTAATGATCAAGGGGAGCCATACCTGTACGTTGCAATCAGCGGGAAAATCTTCCAGATCGACATTGGGAACAATTTCCGGGTGACGGATCGGACGCCTACCGGAGGGACATTCTTAGTCAACACACGTGGGCGAGTATCAAACGTCGCCACCTATGTCACCGCAGCGCCGCACGGTCTTGCGCCGGGCATGGTTGTTAGACTGACTCAGCCTCCAGGTGCGCTTTACCCCGAGGGTTTCTTTGGTGATTTTGTGGTGCAGACAATTCCGTCTCCCACGACATTCACAACGTATTCGCCCGGCATCGACGCCGGTCCGCTGCTTGGGCCTCAGTTTACCGCGTACTGGCTTCAGGCAAACAACCCGTTTGCAACGCACGTCTATTTCCAGCAGGCGGAGAACTGGCTGATTGTCCAAGACCAACAGAGCGCGCCGTACCTCTACAACGGCATGGTGTTTCGCAGGGCCACTAGCGAGGAGGTACCAGTCGGCGGCCCAATGGCCTACGGCAAGGGGCGCCTTTGGGTCGCTAGAGGGTCAGAATACTACGGTGGCGACTTGGTCTACGGAGACCCAATCTACGGTCGCAATTCAGTCATTCGATTCACCGAAAACACGTTCCTAAATGAAGGTGGCGCGTTTGCAGTCAGCAACGGCCCGATCACCGGGCTGGCGTTCGCGGCCAACCTGGACACGTCACTGGGAGACGGCGACCTGTTGGTCTTTACCCCGACAGCCACCTACGCGTTCAACGCTCCAGTGGACCGCGATGTTTGGAAGGATCTTAATTATCCGATCCAGCGATTCGCGCTGTTGAACTTTGGGTCGTTCAACCATGAGTCGATTGTCCCAGTCAACGGCGACCTGTTCTTCCGCGCTCAAGATGGCATCCGGTCGTTGATCTACGCTCGCCGCGACTTCACAGAGTTTGGCAACACGCCGATCAGCCGCCAGGTCGTCCGGGCGTTAGCCTACGACACTGAGTTCTACCTGACAGCTGCTAGCGCGGTAAACTTCGACAACCGGATGCTGATGACCATCCAGCCACAGAAGGTCAACGGCCGTGGCGTCGTGCATCGCGGAATGGTTGTGCTGGATTTCGACCTTGTCTCTGGTATGGGACGGAAGTTACCGCCGGCGTGGGAAGGCGTTTGGACCGGGGTTGATATTCTCCAGATGCTGACGGTGCGAATCCAGAAGCAGGAGCGATGCTTTGTCTTTGGACTGAATCAAGGCGATATCGGTCTGTACGAGGTCACTAAGAACGGCCAGTTTGACTTCGATGGGTTCGATGATGCGCCGATTGACTGGACCATTGAGACGCGCTCGCTGACTTTCGCAGAGCCTACCAACAAGAAGCGCCTGGTGAGCGCTGAGCAGTGGTATGACCAGGTGATGGGCGAAATTGAATCGAAGGTCTACTTCAAGGCCAACGAAGGCGAGTGCTGGCAGCCGTGGGCCGAGTTCAAGGACTGCGCCAAGTACCGCAACTGCGAGCCCGGTGAGATTTCCTGCCCTCCGGCGGTGATCAACTGCCAGGAGGTCAAATACTACCAGCCGCCTACGCGATCGCGCATTGCCCTGCCGCAACCCCCGGACAAGTGCGACGTGCAGACCGGCGGGTTTACCAGAGATGGCTATGAGTTCCAACTTCGCTACGTCAACACGGGCCGGTTCCGCCTCAAGCGTGTGGCAATGGTTGCTCAACGCCTTCAGGAGGATATTTACGGCGACCTCAGTCGCGTCGCCTGTCCGCTACTCTCAGCATAAAATGCCTTCCTCAAACCCAGTCGATTACGGTGCCGATCCTTGCGGGCTGCGAAACAGCGCGTGGGCGATCAACGAATGCTTGTTTGCGGCCAAGCGGTGCGATTTTCCGGTCGGCACGTTTCTGTTGGGATCGAGTCCTGGGGCGAAGATTATCGACCGCGTTCGCACCGGAGGTGTCGCGACGTTCAACACGGCGACGCCGCACGGGCTTGTTCTTGGGGAAAAAATCACGCTGTACGGGTTTACTGACGCATCATTCAACGGAACCGGCACTGCACAGTTCGGGTTTGAAGTTCTCAGCACACCTACCCCAACTCAATTTACGGTCTCGATGCCGCTTCCGACATACCCGAATGCGCCATTTGTCGCAGAAGACGGTTGGATCAACCTGATCGGAGGTGGTTACACCTCGTCATTGGTCATGGGCTATCCGCCTATCAATGGCGTGATTGACAACGTGGCGTTCACTGGCAAAGGCGCTGGGAAAACGATCCTGAAGTTTGCTGACAACACCTCTACGAAAAGAGGGGACACTTTCGGCTTCAACATCCAGATGCTGAAGACCCTCGGCAACTACACCGGAAGCGGAATTGTTGGTGCGCCAGGTGCATATCCAGGGGTCCCATTGAACGCCCTGAACTGCAAGAACACCCTGATCGAGGGCATTACCTTCGACGGCAATTACGCGAACAACTCAGTCGCGGACATCAAGATCGTTTCGGTGAGCCGGACGAACGGCGTCAACACGTACACCGTGGACAAGCCGCTGTACGCACCTGGGATTCTGGGAACTCAGTTCTATTCCGTCGCGCCTCCAGCTTACAGCCCACCAATTTCACCTGCGCCGTACACAAACATCAGCGCAATCAGCCAGTACATCAGCGACGTGGTGACATCCGGCCCTGGAAATGACTCGTCATTCGTTGGGTTTGGAAGCATCACGAACGTGACTTCGCTTTCTTTCGAGCGAGACCTGCGCGTGGTGCTGATTAACCAGCGGCAGAATCAGTACAATTTTGTCACGTTCACAAAGCATCCGCAATGGAACTTCGGATTCACGGTTGGAAACACGATCACGGTGACTGGTTTCACCGATCCTGCTCGAAACGGCACTTTTACGGTCAACGGATTCATCGACGCGCAGCAGGTGTTTTGCACGCGAACGAGCCCCTACCTTCAGATTTTTTCGTATCAACGGTTGACTGGTGTCGCGTACATCAAAGCAGTCATCGCGACCAACCTTCTGCCGGGCATGATCGTTCGGATTAGCAATGTGACCGACGGATCATTCAACGGCATCTTTACGGTTACAGGCATCGTATCGTCATCGGAGTTTACCGTCGCAAACGCTGGGGCTGATACCGCCATTCTTCCAGGGCTCAGTGGATCTCTGTTCCGAATCACGGAATTCCAAGTTATTGGCGTCGAGCGGATTTCCGGAGAAGTGATCTACGAACTGAACACCGATCACGATTTCGTGCCAGGTGACAAGGTCAACATTTCAGGCATCTCGATCCCGAGCTTCAACGGCACTGAGCTTCTTATTGCAAGCCCGATTCCGGCTTCAAACCAGTTCAAGGTTGCAATCGCTGGCGCAGACTTACCGACGCAACCTGAAAACGGCACCGTCTACAAACCTGTCAGCCAAAACGCCCGCGCTTGGTCGCCGACCGTCTATCCGGATGTTGGGCTAACTGCTCAGACAAATGCCGGCGTAAATTCACTCTACACGGTTGCTGGCATCAACCATGTCGGAGAGAGGGCTTTGATTCAGAACAATCAGTTCTACGACTTCGGCGTAGGCGTCGCAGATGCGGAGACGTTCCTGGTCAAATCGTTCCTGCCGATGAACGTCAATGACCTGACGGCGGGCGCCAAGGTTCTCAACAACGATTTCAGCTATCAGGGGCGCAACTCGATCCAAAGCTCGCTGTACCCGGGTAACGCTGAGGCCAACACTCAGTGTGCGATTGGCGGCTTCTCAAGCCTAGTCAATCCGATCAACGTGGTGTCACGATCGGCTGGGGTGGCGACGTTTACCTGTGTGATGAAACACACGTTGCGAGTGGGGGATGTGCCGCTCGTTTCGATGACACACCTTGCTGTTGTTGCAAGAAACGCGAGCGTGGCGACCTACACGACAGCTGGAAGGCATTTTGCTAATGCAGGGGAACAGGTCCAGATCGCCGGAATCACATTCGATTCTTCCTTCAACGGAACATGGACCGTTGCGTCAATCATCGACGATTACAATTTCACCGTCACCCAGGCGTTGCCAAATATTGCTCCAACCGTGGTTGGAAACGCTTTTTTTGGCCCATCTTTTTACTTCAAATCGGCAGTGATTTCGATCCTGGATAACTACCGATTCACTGTTGCTGCACCGGGTCTAAACCTTACACCCGGCCTTTACCTCGACGGCCAGGTGATCATGCTCCGCAGCCAGCGGATCTTCGCCTCGGAGTGCGAGTTCAAATACAACCGCGTCCAAGGTGGTCCTGACGTGGTCAACCAGCAGAGCCCAGTCCACGCCATCACGGCCCGCGAAACCAGCGGGATGGACATCAGCTACAACAACTTCGATGGATTCAGGGGCACTTGCTTCTACGTCGATTCGTACCAGCACAAAGGCACCCATATCCATCACAACTCGGCACTGAACGTCTCAGCGTTCATCGCGCTGACGGTGCAGGATTGGTACACGCTGATTAAAACCGTCACGCCCCCAGTTCTGAATCCAGAGACCTACTCGACACTGATTGCAGCCCACAAGGACATGTTGATCGAGAACAACGATGTCCTTCTGACAGGCCCTGATTCTTGGTTCTTCCAGACCGCGTTTGCGCCGCTGGATGCGGTGTTCTTGGTCAACAATCACGACGTAAACAAGTCGGAGTATTATTACCCAACGGACTACCAGATCCCGATCACGGCCGCATCCCGCGCTGCCAACATCTCTACGTTCACAACTGCATCGCCTCACGAACTCCAGGTAGGCATAGCCATATCGACAGTTGGAGTCACCGACGGCACGTTCAACGGCGTCTTCACCGTTGCTAGCACACCTTCACCCACGACATTCACGGTCGCAAATCCTGGCGGTGTTACATCGACCTCCGGCGGATTCCTTGGAATCAACAGTCCGATTCGGTTCCCATGGGAGATCCGCCCCATCGGATACCAGCGCACTGGCGGGGTCGCCACGTACACGACGGACAAGGCGCACCAGATGGCGGCCGGCTATCACGCTACTGTGGAAGGCTTCAGTAACACCTCGTTCAACGATGAGGTGATCGTGACCGGCACCCCGACGCTCTACACCTTCACCTGCGCGAACCCTGGCCCAGACGTGCTGTTTACCTCCGAGACCGGAAATTTCTTCCGGTACGTCGATAACATCCAGATTGGCTGCAACACGGTCAGGCGATTGAGCGGAAACGGACTGGTGATAAACAACGGCGGCCGGTTCGGCCCTTCATTCCTCCAGGGGCGTCCTGTGCGCTGCGTTGCCCCGCTGGAGCAGTTCTTCTATTTCGATTGTCCCGAGGGTTGTTTGGCGCTTGAATGCGACCCCGGCCCGTGTAAGCCCAACGACTACCTTTACCGCATCTAACCATGGCAACCGTTGACATTTCAGCAGGCCTTTTGCCGCCGCCCGCTTGCTACCCATCGGAGCAAGACCGCTTGGACGCCTACGCGGCCGCGTTGATTGGAAACTTAACCACCGGCGCTGAATGGGCGTCACAAGATGCACCGCCGTCAAACACGGGGCTTTACTGGCTTCGCACTGATTCCACGACCGGCCGACCGATTGAGGTGCTCAAGTATTCCACGGTAGACTCTAATTGGACCCGATTGCTGTCGGAGGTGATCTACAGCGGAGTTTCAAATGGTGCTCCGAATATCTACGCGGTCTCCAACAACCCGACGCAGCCAACCGCCAACGCGGCCTATCAGACTGGGCAGATTTACACGTTCATCGCCCATCAGGCAAACACCGGGGCTTGCACCCTTAATGTCGATGCTCGCGGAGCCAGGGCGATCACCAAAGACGTCGCCACTCCATTGATCGCGAACGACATTTTGGCCGGCCAGACTGTTTCGGTCATGTACGACGGTACTCGGTTTCAGCTGCTGAGTCAGAAGCGGGACCTTACGCGTCAGAGCTTGAGGCAGTTTTTGACGTATGTGACGCCGACACCGGTGGCTCTTTCCTCCTTCGCCAGCGATGTGCTGGTTCCTTTCACACATGGGCTTGTAGATCCAATCAGTGGCGCTCCGCTCATGCCGTTCATGGTGCGAGTCGTTTTGGTGAGGAGCGCAGCTGGATCCGTCACGTTTGGTGGAGTCAGCGGCTTAACAACTTACACGTGGTACAGTGGGCAAGAGGTTGATTGCCTGCATTTTGTAAGTTTTGGAACCCCACCATATGACAAACTTCCATCATTCAGGTACGTCTGCGACCCAACGAATGTTTGGGTTTCAGTCAATCTTTTGGGCCTAATTTCAATTCCATTTTTCACAAATACAGGGTCCCCGCCTCCTCCGTATGGCTCCCTTAACCCTGCTGACTACCAAGTCAAAGTCTACGCCACGGCCCTGAACCCCGCCTACACCCCGCCATGAGAAAGACCCTCGCCCAGGCCAAGAACTCCACGATCCCGCAGGCTGTCGGTCTCGCCACCTGCGACGATCGTTTTCTC